TGTAGATTGTGGAAGATAGGCAATAGCTTTTCTTGCATAGTGTTCATCATCTAGTCTACCCCAGAATTGTCTGCGTCTACCGAATGGTGTGATAAGATTACCTGTTGTCTGTAATTCTTTTATAACTTCTGTATGCCAAGTTCTTATACCAGGGAATGCCCCCTTCACACGCACAAGCTGCTGGCTTCCACTACCTATGACTTCTCCTATCTCTATAAGTTCTTCAAAGCCACCACGTTTATCTTGTTTGTGCCAACGTTCTAATGAAGCAAGAGGAACGATACCTCCAAAATATAAGAGTTGGAATCTTGTAGCATGTGCTACTTTAATCTTTGTATGACGTGCAACTGTGTTAGCTGACGCACCATAGTTAGTACCATGACCTGCTCGTTTACATACATCACGATAAGAAAAGTTTCCATAATAAGGTTTCTCTGCTAGTGCTCTGTTCTGTTCTTGATCTTCTGTCCAACCCATGTTAGGCCAGACCATCTTAGCTACTTCAGTATGTAGGTCAGATGATTCAACAGCGTTGATATAACCTTCGTCACCTGACAGGTAAGCAGTTGCCCTAGATTCTGCAGCTTGTAAGTCTGCGTAGAACATGACACGTCCTCTGTCTGGTATGAACATAGCCCGCAAGTCCTTTGTAATATTCTGCAAGTTTGTACCTGTACCCCAAGGACTTTCTGATGAAGACCATCTACCTGTCTCTGTACCTGCTACATTATATGAACATCTGATTCTACCATCTGAATCTCGCTTAGCTTTTAATACCGATAGTTGTTTGTCAATGTCACGTAATGCAATAATAGTTTTACAGAAAGGACGAGCACGAGGATACTCTTCTATCATATGTTCAAGTGCTTCTCTGTCTGTAGATATTTTCTGTTTACCTTTCTCATATTTAATTTGTACTGGAAGATTTAGATACTCATACAACATAGACTTTAATTGTACTGGGCTGTTATGATTCAAATCCTTATCCCAAACTGCGTTCGCGAAAAGGTTGAGCATTCTTTCTAGCTTTAATCTTTTCTTTTGTAAGGGGGCACGTATCATTGTGACTGCCCTCTCATCTACGCGTAGCCCACGCAATACCATAGATATGGCTGGACCTAGTGAGTTACGTTCGAACTCATATGTATTCTTTGTATGATTGTCTAGTTGTGGGGAAAGTTTACTCCAGATTTCTGTGGTTAAGTTACAATCTAACCCACAGTAAACCCAAAGAACTTGTTCGGTATTAAGTTTTAAATCCTTAATCTCTGTGTTCTTTATTATCCTCGCCATCTATTCTCTCCTGTATCTCTCTTGCTATTGCCATATAAGCTGATGCATCCAGGTATGTGTCTTCTGTTCTGGATCCTTGCTTCAGTCTGGCTATCTTAAGTAAGCACATCATCACTGCTACATCATGTGGGCTGATAGATGTATCTAGATATGCTGACCATAGGTCTGCAATGTTCTTGTGATTATGAAGCTTATCTCCATAATCTTTTTGACGGTCGCCACTTACTAAGTCACTTGCTTTTCTTAGCAGTTCTGATGACCTCCCTGTTCCTGTCATATTCTCCCTCCTTATATTTATCAAACTCTTTACGTGCTCTAGCATGGTCAACTGCAGCCAGTTCACATACGAATTTAAATTGTTCGTACTTGTACTTCAACCATTTCTCTACTTCTTTCTTTGCTTTCAAACCCTCTTCGGACTTGCCTTTGTAGGAATAATCTTGTACTGCCTGATCGAGAACAGCCCTCCATAAATTGTAGTGGTTCTCTATGTCCTTCGAATCCTCGGGCATCGGCTTGACCGAGAATAATTCTGATCGTTTCATTTTTATTCATCTGCTTTAGTACTCTTTGAAAACTTGGCTAGGGTTTTCCAAGCACTCTCATTGGTATAAATTGAGCCTAAGAAACCTAAACCTTTTTCTTGTTCTGGTTGCAGTGAATGTTGGGCATGCATGGTATCATGTACGATACCTTTAACTTTTATCTTTTGTTTGTGAGCGAGCCATGATACATCATATAATTGATTTTGTGCGACCTTTACAATCTCTTCGTCTTCCAGGATCTTGCGCACCCACTGCCAGGCCTCTACTTCTTCAGTAGCATTCCAATAGTTCTGGGTGTCTGTGTTCTTATCACGAAAAGGAACTACGATTGCAGTTCTAGGATTAGGTGCAAAGCCTATACATACGATAGAGCCTTCTGCCGTTTCAATATCAAATGCGAGAGGGTCGTTGTGATTTGCTTTACTAATGTATTTATTGTAGAACGTATCCAAATCAGAGAGCGTAGGTTCAATCCATATCTCTCTTTCAGTGTGTTCTAGTTTCTTGCTGAGCGATTCGGTTTTAGCTTTGATTAAATCAGAAGCTACATGAGGTCGCCACTTAAAATTTTTAACGACAGCAACAGGACTATAAGTTGCAAGTACTTTATATGGAGAAGAAAGGAGACTTGTGTGTAGTGTAGCCCCTCTGTAAGTACCAACTTTATCTAGACCTGTCACTGCCCACAAAGATAATGAACCCATTGCGATAATGATATTTGGATTGGCTTCTTCTATTTCTTTGTGTAACCGTTGTATGTCTTGCTCGTATTCTTGTTTTAAATATCCTTCTTTAGTGGGAGGGTAAGGTGACCTCCAGTCTTGTGTCTTACATAATCTTTTATATGCGTTTCGTTTGTGGAAAAAATGTTGTGCTGTATTTTGGTGTGCCTTTAATTGTATAGTGTGGGTGAGCAGGCAATCATCGAGGTTGATACCAGCAATTTGACAGAGTTCTGCAAATACTTTTCCCGTGCCCCCTTGCAGAATAGTATTCGCTATTGCCTCTTTGTTGGTAGGGTACTCGAAAACAAATGCAATCTTACAACCATCGGCTGATGATGGTTTGCGTGACGGCACTCGTTTATTGACTGCATACTCACCCATAGAACTACTTCTTAATTATCCTTTTGATGGACGCTTGAAGTATGTCCTTGTTTCTGCCAACCATTTCATGCTTGACAATTCCACTGAAGGATTGACCGATAGATTGCTCTAGCAATTCACCGAAAGATGAACTATCATCCATCTCTAATCCTTTAGTAAGGAATGCTTTCAAAGACAATGCAGGATTGTTTTGTTGCATTGCTTTAGGTGTAGCCCAGAACTCAATACGAGTTGGCTCGGCGTTAACTAAATCTGAGTCACCCAAATCAGATTGAATCACACCAACTGCCTTGCAGTTGATACGAACTAATGGTGTCTGATTCTCTCCCACCTTATCCGAACGATAAGAAGTGATAGTAAAATCATAGCTACCCTCTGGTAAAGTAACCGACTCAGGTACTTCACTAGGGGTCATCGATAAAAAGTCATTAACATCTGACATCATTTGCCTCCTTTATTTGTTAATTTACTTTGAGCATTTTTCTGCACAGCTTCAAATAACTTAGCTAAATTTAACTCAGCATTTGTTTCAACCAGGGATGGAGCTGTGATCTTGAGATCCATCTTGTGATCTGATACTGTTCTGAGGGTACGCTCTGTGCCCTTACTTGAAGACCGTGTGTCGATCCTACATACACAGTTAAAGTATCTACCTAATTTAGTAGACAGCTTTGAACCTACACTTGTAGGGTATGCTTTAGATACACCTAAGTCTCCTTCCATGTACTGCATGTGCGTAGTTACTACTACATTACATGGTACTTCTGAACCTGTTATGTACTGTACGATATGTTGTACATCACGTGCCGCAGTTCCCCACTCGGGCTGACTTGGTTGGTCAGTTGGTTTCTTATTATTAAAAACCAAAGCACCACGTAACGCAGCTTCACCCATTAAAGTTAAGCTGTCGATAACAAGTACGTCTTTGCTAGTCCAGTTCTTAACTGAACCAAAGTCTTCGTCGCCATCTTTCCAGTTGGTAATCATTTGAACACCTTTTCTAAAAGCATTCGCTTGACCTAGACCATCACGCAATGTAATGTAAGATACATTCTTAACTGCGTTATCATCTAAGAACTCTGGTAAGATGGATAGTCCATCATCGAAATCTAGTATGCGTAAGTTATAACCTGCATTGGCAAGCGAGGCAAGTGCTGATGTTTTACCTGCCCCA